AGTGCCCACTGCCTTGCCATATTCAAACGAAGCATCCTTACCTTCCAGTTGCCGCTTCATCGCGTCGTGTGCAACGCGAGCCTTGGCCAACTCCAATTCATCAATGATGCGTTCAATCATGCGTTTTGTTTACCTTTGCTAATCATGGCGGGCGTTGGTTTCGGGTCGCCCTTGGTACCCTTCGTCACTTCAATCTCACCTTTCTTCGGTCCACCGTTGACCATCTTCTGGCCATCCAGCTTCATTCCCATCGCCAGCATGTGATGCTGCTTCATGTAATCGTCTGCCATAAATCACTCCTACGGGTTAATACCCGTGCCCGTTGAAACACCAACCTTTTCACCCGTGAGAACTTCCGCAGCAGCGATGTCCTTCGCCGTCTGGTTGTCTTCACGATTCGTAACCATCTTGACACGCAGCTCCGCCGCCTGACGCTCGTCCAAGCGATCCTGCTTGAGGACCTCGCGCTGGGCCGACTGCTGCATTTTCGCCGCCTGCTCTTGAGTACCAGCCTGCGCCTTCTGCGCTTCCAACTGCAACTCCGCCTGCTTGACTTGGATGTTGGCCTGATCCGCAGCAGCCTTGCGCTGGGTCTCCGCCATCTGGGCAGCGATCTTCGGATCATCCGGCGCCATGCTTTGCATCTGCTGCATGACTTGCATCGCCTGCTGCACGATCTGCGGAATCGCGCTAAATGCGCTCGCCGCATCCGGAACAACACGCTGCGATGCAGCCGCCAGCATCTGGTCAAAGCTGCGCTTTAATTCCGGACTACTCTTTTTCCTCTGGATTTCCGAGATGTCCATACCCACCGCTTTAGACGCAACTTCAAAGACATGATTCGCATACCAAAGCGCGATATGTTCCTTGAGATGGTTAAGAATGATAGGAATGTATGTCCCCGACATGAGGAAACTGCCACCCAATACGGGGCTAGTGAGATAGTCCAAGTGGACTTGGATGTGCGCAAGGTGATCCTGTTCTGGGAACGCCGATAATGGACGCCCAAGAGTTGCAGCAATGTTTTCATTGACAGCATTCATCTCCTTCGGTTTTGGCGCTGGGATCAACAGATCCTTGGCGTTCGGAATCTTCAGCTGATCAAGAATGCGCTCTTCAACTTTGCGCTGATCGTAAATCTGCGGCAAAGCCACCGCACGCTGAGCCAACGCCTGAACCTGCGCGTACCGCTGGGCTTCGCTGAAAATGTTCGGGTCCGAAACCGGAACAATATCCATCGGCCCTTCAAAGTCAGAACGGCGAACAATCAACTCGCCAAGCTCTTCCTTGACCTCTTCGTCCTCCAAGTACATCGCGTTCAAACGATGCAGGACCTTCAGGGTGCGACCCATCGCATCATGCAATCGCGCATGAATCGCACTGAATACCATCATCCCCTGCTCAATACGCGAGAGCTGCGTACCGACCGGGACGTTGGCGTTGCTGTCGGTGATGTTCTCCATCGTGGTGCGAACCACGCCCTTGCCAGACTCAATCAAAAAGCCCAGCAATCGGAACAGCGTTTCAGAGGGCTGGTTGAACGGCAGCGGCATCGCAATCTTTCGGATGTCATCCGAGAACGCGCCGCCCTCGATCTCTTTCACCTCGGTCGGATCAATGCGCTCGGACTGACCGCCCTCGCGACCACCCTTCAGCTTCAACATGCCGGGGAAGTTCGCAATGTGCGCAGAATCCAACAGCGCCCGAAGAGCGCCCGTAGCCGCAGCAGAAAGTCCGCCAATCATCTGCGGAATGCCAATCGGGTACGCACCACGCCACGGAACAAACGGGAACTCAATGATCCACTGCATCTCCTCAAGCGTGTCGTCTTTTTCACGCCAGTTGCGGTAAATGCTTAGAACCTTACCCGTCGTCTTGTCCAGAGAAACAATGTACGGAGCCAGCCCGTACTCGTCTTCTATGTCAGAAATGACATAAATCTCAAAGATCGTACGCAGCCCGTCAACGTCGTACGCGCTGCTGTCACGGCCCTCGATCTTGTTGTTTGCCTTCTCGGCCTTCGAGACATCCGGCTCCATCGTCGTCGGAGCCAAGTCAACATCACGGTACATCCCAGAGCGAATGCGCTGCTGGTACTCAATCTCCGTCACGTACTGAACGTGCGTCTTGCGCTCGGCCGAATAAAAGTTCGTTGCCGCGTACGGCAGGTAAATGTCGTCAATACCAATGAACAGCGGAACCGGACGGCGCTTGCCAGAGTCCCAGCTCAGCTTCATGTACTGCGCACCACCCAGCGGTACCTGGGTCAGCAATTGCTCAAGTTCCGCACGGAACTCCGGCATCTGCTGCGTCAACTGCCAGTTCATGTACTGGCTCTTGCGCGATGCCTTTGCAACCTTGTCCGCAGTCGGCTCCCCAACAATGTAGTCCTTTACAGGACCCGCTGATGGGAAAAGCTCCTTAATAGCTCGGGCAGAGAAGTCCACGCAAACCTCAGTAAGCATGGGGTGCACAACCCGACTTGCGCCCTGAAATTGAGCGCCGCCTGGTGCATCATCTCCAAGTCCCGTACGCCGAATTCCCTCTTCATACTGCTCATCGCGCTTCTTGCGCGCTTCCTTGTCCTTCGACACCAAACCCAAAAGGTCCTGCGCCAAAGAGTCCATCTCGCCCTCGGGCAGCGTCTCCGCTAAGTTAGAGTAAAACTCCAACTCAACAGACTCCTCGGACTCCTCTTCAAAACGAACAATCGCCCCGCCGTCCTCAGTGTCCTCAATCTCAGACACCTCATCAGGGAGTTCAAACATCTCACCAAGGTCTTCCTTCGCTTCATCCAAATCATTCGGCTCAGATGCCATATGGATTTCCCCTCGGACGCTCGTTCACAATTAGTCGCGGCTGTACCGGCTTAGGTTTACTCACGCTTATCATATCCCTGTCCGCTAGGAAACGTAATCCCTGCGTGCAAGCATCCATCAAATCATCGTGTTTGATCGTCCCCTCCCCCGAAAACGAACACAATTGGTACAAAAGCGGCTCCGCCCATGATCTAACATGCCCGGAACGCTTCTCACTCTCCACAAACCACACCATCCCACTGGCAAATAAGTGACTCACCATGTGCAATCGAGTCAACTTTGACGCTTTCCCAGGGTTATACGCATGCGCCAGAATCCCCTCCCTAGAGAGCATCTGACGGAGCGAAATCCCGCTGCCCTTGTCCTCAATCACTATCGTATCGGGCTTCCGACCCGTGTTAATCATCCGCGAAGGACCGTACATCGGCTTGATAATCGGCTTCTGATCGTCCTCCCCGTAGTAAACCTCCATCTCCCGCTTCACCTTCTTGATCAACTCCGGCATCCCTAACCGGTCTTCCCAACAATCCAACAAGATAATGTTCGGCTTCTCGTTCTCGTAGAACAAACCCAACACCACGCACGCACTCGGGTCCGAATCCGATGTCTTCTTGTCCCGAGTCTGCTCCGTAAATGCCGTGTCCAAGCTCATCACAATGTGCTCAAGCGCCGGTAACGGCTTCTTTGCCGGCCAGAGTTTCACCCAATTGCGCTTGATAATCCCCTGCTCTTCAGGGTTTAAAACCTCTGCGTAAATTTCTTGGCGCCCCAGTGTCGTGCCCTCAAACTTCAGCAATTGCTGCTGGAAAGTCGGAGCCAAATTCGCAATGTTCTCGTACGTGCTCGCTCGCGTTACGTGTACATCCGCACCATCACGCGAAATCAAATCCCGAATCAACGCCTTCGGCTTCGGTGTCGTCGTCGCTACAATCCTCGGGTGTTTCCCCAATCGAAGCGCAAACATAATCATGTCCCACGCCTCTTGATCGTACTGCCACGCAGCCAGCTCATCGGTCCAACAACCGTGCCATTGCCCACCACGCAGCCGATCAGGCGTCTCCGCTGAAATGCCTTTGATTAGCGAGCCATTCTTCAGAATAATTTCCGATAGCGACCTGTTGTACTCTTGAACAACACGCTCAGGCATCACCTGCATCAAGCCCGAATCACCCTCAAAACACGTATCGCGAATGTCCGCTGAGGTCGGTGCACACACCAACCAGCGCGTATCCGGCGCCTTGTAAGCCTGCCACCACACCCATTCGGCTGCGGCTCGAGTCTTTCCCGCTCCGCGTCCCGCCAGCAAGAGCCAGACTGTCCAATCCCCCTTCGGCGGCTTCTGGTGCTTGTGCCTCTGATTCACCCACTTCAGCCGGTTCTCGTACGCAATCAAATCATCCGTCGGGAGCTTGTTCAGCTCCTTGATCAGAGGATCGTTCATGTCTAACGGCGGAGGTGCAGGAACCCCCTGGGCAGACTGAATCATCGATATCGCGCGGTCTTCTTCGCTATTGACTTCGGCTGCGCTACAAATTGCTTGCCCTTCGCCTTGCCCTCGCGCTTCGCTGCCGTTGTACGTGCGTACTCCTGCGGCGTTAAAGATTCAATCGCAGCCTTCGGTAAGTACCGCTCGCCCGTCTTCGATGAAGGCTTTCCAGACTTCGTGGTCCACTCTTGAGCAGTCCAGTCCTTCAGTGACTTTTGTGAGGGTTTCATGGTTAATCCCTGTACCCGCCGCCTTTTTCCTTGTACCGCTTAGCCAGTAACTGAGCTTTGCGAGCTGACCATTGGCCCGCTGCGGTACCTTGAGTGGCAGATGCCTTGATCTCGTTAAACAACTTCTTGCGCATCTCAGGCTTTGTGTAATTGCCCGCTGCGTTTACCTTAGACTTCGTTGCCATTGTCAACACTCCATACATCAGTTTGACGCTTCAACTTAGGCCAGTTGGATTCAGTAATGAACGATTTATCCAACACCAAAACGTGGTTCGTAGGTTGCGCTGTATAACGCCCGTTGTCCAGTTTAATGAAGTAAAACTCCTTCGATTGCTCCGGCTCCAGACTGAATCCATCCAGCATCGGAATCGCAGTAAATAAGTAATTCCCCGTGTGCTCCTGCTTAGACCGTAGCCGGGTGCGCATCCGCGTACCCTCAAGAAACGGATACTCCAACATGCTGAAGTGGTGCCCGTAGCAATCCCAAGTCTGTGCGTCTGCGGGGTCCCAAGGGGACCCTGTGATTTTGTGCGCCAGCTTGTGTAACGGTACGTTCCGGTACACCGCCCCGCACTCCAACATCACATGACACCCCCAAGTGCGACCGGGGTGACTCACTAACCCAAACCAAGCTACCCGCAGCCAGTCGTGGGTCCCTATCGCATTCGGCTCCACATACGCATACGTGTGGCGGGGTAATGGGGCGGCTCCGGTATACAGCATGGGACCCTAGAGTAATTGTGCGCAAGGGGGTAGCGCAAGTAAAAGTGGTAGTGGGTGGGGATTGTGAATTGGCGTATGGGACCCGTCACCCCAGGGGCGCAAAAAGTGGGCCCCCCGTGCGCGTTTTTCGTGCGTGCGCGTGCGCGATTTATAGGGGTCCCGGGGGTATTTGCGCGATTAGATCGCGTGCGCGTGCGTGCGTGCACGCCAGGCGCGCGCGTGTACGTGCGCGTATGCGTGCGTATGCGCGGTTATACCTGGCGCGTGCGCGCGGTTATTACTTGCGCGCGCGCTGTCAATACTGGCGTGCAGTCTGTCCGCGTAGTGGTCGTCACATTGCGGGGTGTTGACGGACGGTGCGGGGTTGTGCATTCTGTCACCGTTCGATAACACAACACGAGGGTTTGCACTCATGGCACTAACCAAAAGTCTGCACACTGTAACGGCCGTCGCTAACGTGGCGCGGTACATCGCCCCATCACATCGCGACCATGTTTCGCTCGCTCGCGAATCGCTGGCCATTCTTGGCTATTCGCTGGCGGACTATCCGCCGGCAGATCCGACCATTCAGAAAATCCTGCGCGAATGCAAACTAGTCTTGTCTTCGCATGCCGCCTTTACTCGCATCGCGAGGGTAGCGGCATGAAACTTTTTACAATCGAAAATGACCCGAAAACCGTTAAGGGTAACGCGCAAGGGTACATGACCGCGGTCATGTATCTTGCGCCGTATGATCTTGCCGGTATCAATATCTGCGCGCTGGCGGATCTTGCCGGCTGTAAGGAAGGGTGCCTAAAAACGGCCGGCCGTGGCGGCATGGCAAAGGGTAACGCGACGTTTCGCGCTCCCAATGGTGACACATTGCCCGACAACGCAATCCAGCGAGCACGGCTCGAGCGTACGCGATTGTTTCACGAGTCACGCGACGCATTCATGGCACGCATGGTGCGTGAAATTGAAAATTTCAAAAAACGCGCAGCGCGTGCGGGTCTGATTCCCGTAGTGCGCCCTAACGGCACGAGCGACATTGCATTCGAGAATATCCGATGCGTGCGCGCTGGCGTCGAATACCCCAACATTTTTGCGGCATTCCCGGAAATTCAGTTTTACGATTACACCAAAATACCGACCCGCAAGATCACGCGCATTCCAAACTATCGCGTTACGTTTTCCTACTCCCACCGTCCAGAGTTTGCGCCGGTCATTGTCAAGGCGCTAAAAAACTACGGGTCGGCCGTCAATTTTGCGGCCGTGTTCTACGGTGGGCTCCCCGAAACCTTTTTAGGTCGTCGCGTGATCAACGGGGACGAGTCAGACCTGCGGTTCCTAGACGACCCCAACGTTGTTGTCGGACTAAAGGCAAAAGGGCGTGCGCGGCGCGATCGGTCTGGGTTTGTTGTGCAGATGGCCGCGTGAGGGTAGAGCCATGATCGAATACAACACAGAAGCACGCGCGGCCGAATTCCGCGCCTCTCTCCCACAATTCGCAACCTATGACGACGGGCGTTTTCGATGCCTAACGCTCACCCTAGACGACGGGCGGCACATCGTGATCACGGACACGGGTGGCATGGATTATCCGATTGCCGGCGATTGGCTGGCGTGCGTGTATACATCCGCCGCCGCCTTCGGTGACGACCCGACCGATTCGATCATTGGCACGGCATCTTCTGACAATCTTGCCAACATCGAAACCGCGATAAACGGACTGATTCGCGGGCGACTAGGTTAGTGTGCAACCCTTTGGGGCGGGTAACACCGCCCCCTTTTTTTTTGCGTCAATCCAGCGGCTCCGCCTCGCCGTCTATCGTGATGCCTTTCGATAGCAGCCCATTCACGGTTTGCAATATTTCCGTGCGCTGCGCAATTTCAATCGGCCCGCCGTCTTTTCCGGTCAGTTCTACCGATTGACGGTCAGACCATCCTAGCCTGGCTTTTGCCAGGAAAATCGCGGCCGTGTCGCTGCCGGCGATCGCACGTTGCGCGAGGGAGCCGACCACCTGTGCCATCGTATTGACGCGGCCATTTTCGAGCTCATATTTGTAGTGCTCGTGCAGAGTTTCGGCGCTGATTCGCAGCGCATCGGTGATCTGTTTTTGGGTAAACCCTGCGAGCGCCATAGTGGCGACCGATGCGGCGAGGTTGGTATCGGGGTGCCGCTTCTTATCGTTTATAGGTTGCAGTCTGTTAGTGTTCGAGTCCACTACAACAGTCATACCCCCTGCAAGGTCGGCGAGCGTTAAGCCCTTATCAGCCGATTTAGACTGACCCGCCACCCTACCCTTGCCTTTGCTTTTTCCCGCCTGTAATGCCTTCTCGCTCACGTTTACGCAGCCTCCCTGTATAGCCTGCCGAACCCGCCCAAAATACCGCAGCCGAAGGTGATGCGCAAGCAAAAAACAATAATTACATATTTTTACTTTTAAGGTAAGCATTAAAGAAACGCACGTAAGTCATTGATTTCACACAACATAGGGTATTATATATATTATTATTTATTATTATTATTATATATCTATCT